TAGTTATGAATTCTTCTAAATTTTTATCTGATACTACATACCAGTAAGGATCTTTTAGATCTATTTCTCTAGGCATTATAGGTTGAACTATAGTTCTTTCTATAGGTTTAGATATAACCTCTACCTGTTGTTTACTTGGTATTAGGCTGCAACTGCAAGCCATCATCAAGACTGTCGATACTACGGCTATCTTCTTCGATACTATCAAATACATCTTTAGTTCCTTTGTTTACTCTTGGTTCTATTAAACCTGGTTTAGCTGCGGCTAATTTGGTTAGGTTGTGTCTTTTAAACATATCAAGATACCTACTCATGTCTGCTTCTATTTCTTGATTGCGTGATTGAATGACTAGCAAGCCTTCTGTTTGCTTTGCAAAATCATTCTGTAATGATTCTATTGCTGCCTTCTGTTCTTGATCTCTTAATTCAAATGCTTGATTAAGAGCTGATAGTTTAGAGTTCTCGTTCCATAAAAGATAAGTAGCTAATCCCATAACTACTATAATCCCTATGAATACTTTGCTCATACAAACCTAGATAAAACTACTGATACCAATATAAAAGGATATACAGCCCAGATCATGTTCTCTAGTTTATCGAAACGCTTTGATCCGTCTTCTAATCTTTTATCAATACTTTTGTATAATGCTTTACATTCTCTTTCGTGTGACTCTATTGCATTAAGAGCATCTTTTGCAGTTGCCATTTACTTCCTCAAATTGTATATACGTTTAAAGATTTTTCCTTACCTTTAACTTTTATTGCTTCTAAAGATTTTAACTCAAAACTACAGTTTTTGGCAGTATCTTCTCCTATAAGAATATCAACGCCAGCTTCTTTAGTTCCAGACTCAAGTCGAGCTGCTATGTTTACACAGTCTCCAATGGCTGAGAAATCAAATCGTGTATCAGATCCCATGTTACCTACTACAGCTGTACCAGTATTTACTCCCACCCCAATAGCAATCTCATGTGATAGTTCTTTGTTAAGTTCTTTGATTGCTTCTTGCATTTCAATAGCAGTCTTTACTGCTTTGTCTTCATGATCTTCTAAATCTAAGGGTGCTGAGAATATGGCCATGCAAGCATCACCAATAAATTTATCTACCATGCCTCCATTTCTTTGCACGCATTCTACTTGTACTGTTAATGCCTTGTTCATAATCTCAGTAACTTCTTCTGGTTGTAGTTTTTCTGAAAGACTAGTGAAGCCTCTGACATCTGTAAATAAAAATGTAGCGTATCTTTTCTCGCCACCGAGTTTTAATAAGTCTGGATTCTTTTGTAATTGTTTAACCTGTCTTGGATCAAGGTAATGTTCAAATTGTTTTTTAATTAATTGACGCAACTTAAACTGCTTTCTAAAGTTTATATAGAAGGCAACAGCTCCTGTTATGAATTGTGAGATCAAAGTCCATGAAACATCTATCAAGTAGCCTTTATGAATGCTAAAACTTCCTAAGAGCCCCGTGGTTAATAGTAAAAATATAGCTATACTTACGCCCTTAGTTACACCAAGATAATTAATTACAATCCATGTCAAGGACACGAAAATTCCAAAAATTAAAATTTCCAAAGCTAAAGCAAAGTCTGGAATATATGGAGAGTTTTGTATAAGAATTGACTCAGATAATGCCGCTTGAATCTTATGAGGTTCTAATAATCCAACTGGAGTTGCAATTTGTGGCATGACTCCGTTAGCAGTGACACCAATAAATACAAACTTATTAGCTACATCCATTTCTTTTAAATCAGTTTGCGGTGTGTCAACCCAGCTTATCCATTTACGACCAAGGTTGTCTGTCTTGATAGGTGGTATTCCTCTGATTGATATCTCTTGGATACCATTATCATTTGTAGTGATAATGTAAGTCTTAACATTAAAGAGTGCTTTGTATATTTGAGTTCCGAAAGAAGGTATCCAATCATTGTTAGGTGTTTGAACTAGTAAAGGCATTCGTCTAACGAGTTGGTCAACTTCGGTGGGAGCAACGGCTAGACCCTGTAATGTGTTTGTAGCTAGAGTGTTCAGGTTTTCCTTGACTCCCGTACTTAATATAGCACGAACATCGTTACCTTTGACAACTGTTCCTGTAGGCTTTGGATAATTACCATTACCATCTTCAAACATAGCAATGACAGATGGTATATATCCGAGCGTTTTAGCAAAGACTTCATCACCCCCCATTCTATCTGCCTGGGGAAATGACATGACCCAACCCACACCTATAGCTCCTTCGTTAATTAAGTCTACTTGTATCTGAGCAAGTCTTCTTCTAGGTAAAGGCCAACCACCTTCGTTAGCTACATCGTCCTCAGTTATATTAAGTATTACAAAATTACCGCTAGGCTCTTGCTCTTCTACAAGAGCATCAAAGATCTTTAGTTTAAGTATCTCTGTAGGTGTTGATTGGAATACTAATGGCAAGGATAGTATTACAAGAATCGGAAGTATTAACTTATTCATTCGCCTTGAGTTATGGTTATAACCGAGTCTCCTCCGCCATTAATTTTAACAACATTACTAACACCATCTTGGATAATAATAACAGTATAGCTATCAGATCCGTTGAGGTCTAATCTAGCATAGTCATTTACTGCCCTTCTCATGCTTACAACATTGCCAGTTATTAGAGTTGTTATCTGAGTCTCTGCATCTCTACCAAGCAAAGTACCTGTTATATTTGTGGCAGATGCTTCTGCTAAAGAATCTTTATCGTCATCTACAGCGAGTGCATCTAATATATTGAGCAGGTCTTCTAGGTAGTTAACATCTAGCCAGTTAATATCTAACTCGTTAAACTCAAGCTCATCGTCCCCAAGATAGTCTTCTGCTAAATAATCTATATCAAGATCATTAAAGTCTAAGATATTTTTTTCAGAAACAGTTGATACCTCTTGGTTAATCTCCATATCTTCTTTAGGTGGTTTAACAATAAGCATGTTATCAATAATGTCTAAGGTTAAATCTAAGATCACTGGACTGCTAGGGCTTGATTCAAATACAGATACTGTAGTTGCTTGAAATGGTTTGTTTAAGGTTACTGTACCCATTGCAGTAGTTACTAGTATTTCACCACTAGATAATCCTAGGGCATCAGGTAAAAGTATTATAAGACTGCGGCCTAGCTCATCTACTGTAGCTGTAAAGTCTGTACCTCTTATGGCTATATTAGCTGTAGGGGTTCGTAAGCTAATGTTTTTCTTATCTATACGATTTAGATTGCCTGTAATAAACCTAGCTGTACCAAGTCCAAAGGTAAGAGCCATCTTAGATTTGCTTGGATCTGGATCATAGATATATTCATCTATTAAGAGTTGTGAGTGTTCTGTAAGCCTTACTACTGAGTCGTCAAGAAACTTGATTGCCATCCTACCATTGGTAGTAACAGCTTCATCGTTGCTTTGTATAGATAATTCTAATTCTGCGTCTAGTGGCTCATCTCTTACTATTTGTGCCGAGCCATTTAGCTCAGATATACCACCAATACTAACAGCCGATTGAGGTTCCTTGATCGTTTTGGATAACGCAAACGGAACTAGAAGCATTGCCGCCAACAGAAATAATCTTAAGCCAATCATTGTCTTGGGTACTCAGTTGTTGAATGTTAAATGTTCTTTGACCACCTGTGTGATCTAGCCAAAAATATCCACCAGCACTTGCAGATACGCCTGCGCCTGTATAGTTAACTGTATTATCACTACCATCTATATCCATGTAATTTGTAGCTCCATCAATATTTATATTTGAAACAACAGTGTTATTAGAGCCTTGTATAATCCAATCTAAATCTAAAGTAGCTGCTAATGCAGATGTCCCTTGATTTAAAGTAAAAGTATTACCAGTACCTGTAACAGCTACATTTTGGTTAGAGCTATCTGCTCCGTAAGTGTTGGTTGGGTCAATTTGAATGGTAAAAGTGTTTGTGGAACCTATAAAGTTGTATGCACCTGTAAAGCTATCTGCCCAGATATCACCAAGGAATTTATTGGTTGCACCAATCATATTGACGTCAAGTGTCATACTTGTTCCGTCTAAATCGAAAGCTGTAAGACTACCTGCTGAAGAACTAAGACCTGCAATAATGTTTGATATGCCTAGCTGTTCTAAATCTATATTAGCTGACACACCGCTTTGATCTACGAATATTTCGTTATCTGCCGATTGAAGTGATACAGTCATCATCAACACAATCAGGCTCTTTAATTTCAATTTGTTCATTCCAAAAGCTCCTATCGTAACCGATATTTATAATTTCTAATACGGCAGCCTCTATAGCTTTCATAAGCGCTATTGTTGCTGATTCGTTGTTTGAGTTACCTAACTCAATTTCAACTAATTCTGTATTTGCCTCAATAAACCTGAATACGTCTTCTGATTTACCGTAACTAAAAACTGTCTTTTGTGTTAATACTTCTATAAGTATTTCACCAGTTGCGACTGATACCATACGAAGACTAACTGTTATATTGTCTTCTCTATACTGAATGCTTGTTCCTATTCCTAGATACCTAGCACCCATCCCACCCGTGGTCAAGTTACTATCATAACTTATTACAGCACCTTCTAGCAAGACACCTGCAAATAGTAGGGGTGGAACGTTTTTACTTTCATCGTCTTTTGCAAACTTTTCTCTTGCCGATCTAATTAGCTGCCTTTCTTTTACTAAGTTATCTAAGCCAATCCTTTCAACCACTCTAAAAAATTGGCCATCTCCTGCGTGTTTTAAGGCCCTTATTAATAGTGCATTTGGAGACTGAGTTATAGCTGTAGAAAACAAAGCAAACGAGCTATTACTTTTACGTTGTCCTGTTTGATCTGTGAATGATGTTGGATATACCGCTACTATAGGCCTACTAACAGGTATGTTTACATTTTTTAATTCTTTTGATTGAAGATCACTTATCTTTACTACATCACCTGCTTTGTGTCTTTGATCTATAGTATCTTGATACTGATCAAAGATTGAGCAGCTAGATATACTAAAAAGTAAAGGAACCCAGAGGAATCTTGATAGTGGTAATTGTTCCATCGGCTTCGGTTATGGTTAAAGTTAGATATGTTCCGTCTGAACTGTAAACTATTGTATTACCTTCTAAGGTTATAGTTCCACTTGTTTGCGGTGTTTCACCAAACAGATTAGCAATTAACTGCCTGCTTAATTCAGCGTATACACGACTCTCAAAGTTTCTTAAAAACCTTTGAACTGTAGAGTTTTCTT